AAAAATAAGCCTTGTCGTTAAAGTTAACTATCTTCCAGTTATCATCAGATACTGTGTAAGACACAGGGGTTTCGTCAACTAAAGTAGTAGTGCCTGAAAATATTAAACTATTACCAGCAGAAAATACTTTTACGTTTCCGCTTGAATCCCTAAACTGGTGTACTGCCTCTATGCCGTCAGAGCTTCCTAATACGCTACCCCCATTAGTAGAAACCATTGAGTAACCTTTACGCGCAGCAACCCGCCCTTCTTTGTCAATAATGCAGTTATCTGCAACTGACGCAAAAGTAGGGTCTTGAGCCAAAGGTGCGTCTTGGGTATTAATACCCGCAAAACCTGGCGCAGTAATGGTTATACTTTGTAGTTTTTGAGCCATTAAGTCACCTGAAAAGTAAGCTCAGATGGGTATCTGTTAGCATCAAACGCAACTGCGTCTGATAGTGAAGTGGCCGCTACAGCAAATTGTTCCGCAGCCGATTGACCACCTGTTTCCCCTCGCTCTCTTAAAGCCATTGCATAGGCTAGTTGGACAACGGGATTAGTAGGTACTGACAAACTATCCGAATCACTGGATAAATTAGACTGAGGTTTTACAACGTCAAATCTTAAAGCGTACACAGCGTCAGGTTTTGGATAAACCTGGACTTCCAAATCCCTGTTAGAATCCGTACCCACGAATGTAAAGTAATCAGGTTCTCCTGATTGTGGAGTAGTGTTGTAGGTTACGTTGTTAAAGTATTCTTTGCTTCTTAAATGCATAAACCTTTTAGACGTAGTGTTCATTACATCCTTAATCACGGCTAAATCACCACTTCCGGTAAGTGAATAGGTATCTGTTCCACTTACAGTATTTACCGTTATGGAATCCCTAAGAGCAGTCCAGTCAAAAGAATCCTCAACTACCCTTTTAGCATCATTAACCAAATCCCCAATTAAAGAAGAATAGTCTGTTTCATTAGCAGTTGTAACCGTGTCCTCTCTTAATCTACGAAGGACGTTATTAATTAAGTCTAAATATGTCATTAGAATCGCCTTCCTATAGATTGAAGCATTCCTAAAGCCTGAGCCACATTATTTAATTCTCTAAACTTTGGCTCAAATAATTCTCTTGAAAACATCTGCTCGGTAATGGGAGATTGTTGAGCCATACCAATAATTAACCCATCTCTACCTGTACCAGTCCCTGTACCTGTCCCTGTACCCGTTCCCGTTCCTGTACCCGTTCCAGTCCCCGTTCCTGTCCCAGTTCCGGTTCCTGTTCCTGTTCCCGTTCCTGTTCCCGTCCCAGTACCAGTGCCAGTACCAGTACCCGTACCCGTTCCAGTACCCGTACCTGTTCCCGTGCCTGTGCCAGTCCCAGTTCCGGTTCCTGTTCCTGTTCCCGTACCCGTACCCGTTCCTGTAGTAGTTGGAGTGCCAATTGTAGTCGGTGTAGTTGTAGTTGTAGTAGTCGGTGTAGTTGTAGTTGTAGTAGTCGGTGTAGTAGTTGTTGTAGGCATTGTAGTTGTTGTAGGCATTGTAGTTGTTGTAGTTGTAGGCGTAGGTGTAGGTATTGTAGTTGTAGGCGTAGGTGTAGGTATTGTAGTTGTTGTAGGTGTAGTAGTTGTAGTAGTCGGTGTGCTTGTAGTAGTTGTTGTAGGTGTAGTAGGTATTGTAGTTGTTGTAGGTGTAGGTGTAGGTGTAGGTGTAGTAGCCTGGTCAATAACATTTTGAATATCAGCTACGCTTTCTCCTGTTTCTGTTGCTATATCTGCAACAGTTTTTTTGGTTCTTTCCATTTCAGCAAGAACACCAGCAACTCCTAAAACAGAATAAATAGCCCCCCATTTTGTTCCAGCAGCACCGGATAATACTCCACCACCACCGGCAGCGGGATTATCTGTTGAGGTGCTTCCCCATTCGTCAAAAACTTTTGCAACTTCAGAGCCAGTTAAAATTTGTCCAGTATAATTACCTGGCTTAGGTATTATTGTTTCTATACCGCCAACTTGCCTAAAAACCCCAGCTTGAGAATCGTATATCCAATCACCAGCTTTAGCTCCCTGAACCCCACCACCAGCATCAATCGTATAGTCTGTTAATATTGTATCGGTAGCTGTTGATGTAGTGGCTGTTGATGTAGTGGCTGTTGATGTAGTGGCTGTTGATGTAGTGGCTGTTGATGTAGTGGCTGTATCAGCAGCGTCAGTAGTAGCAGTATCAGTAGTAGCAGTATCAGCAGTATCAGCAGTATCAGTAGTAGCAGTAGTAGCAGTATCAGTAGTAGCAGTATCAGTAGTATCAGCACCACCGGCATCTGTAATTGTTACTCTGTCCATAAGAAAACCACCGGAGTCTGCGCCCGTTTCTGGGTCTAAGGTAGCAGCATCATGGAATATTCCCGCTTCAGTAAGTATCTGTGAAATTTCTTCGTTAGAAGTGGCGGCATTTGCTCTAGCTACCAAATCTGTAAATTCTGCCTGAGTTAAAGGAACTTTGTTTTGTTCGGCAATATTTACAAAATCAAAAAAAACATCAGACATACCAGTTACACCGCTTTGTAATAATTCGTTTTGTAAAAGCGGATTGTTTCTTAAAATGTTTTCTGCACTAGGAAGGTTTATACTTGTAGGCAACCCAGGAACCCTTGTAATAGTAGGGAGAAAGCCTTGATTTGCTATAATCTGAGGAACTAAATCCCAAGGATTTGCATAGCCACCTATAGACCCATAACCAAGAATGCTTGGCTCTTCATCGCCACCAGGTAAGTCACCAAATATACTGTTGCCCATACTTATCTCTTTTGTCGGCTACAAAAATTGTTAGCCCCTGTTACAAATACAATAAAACACACTAATCATTAGACTCTTCCTCAATCATGTCTGTCATAATATAATGTATGTTGTACTGTAGGATTCCTACTAAAAACAAAGGGTCTAGCCCTAATTCAATTTTATCAGAACACCAATCAAATAATTCACAATCTGCTGTTTGAGCTAGAACCTCCATCTTTTCCACTGGAAACTCTATAATGGTCATTACGATTCCAAAAAATCAATAGCACAATATTTATTGTCTACAAGTTCTTTATATTTCTTCATACTGTGGTCTGATACTAAATCAGTAAATCTCCAATCTTTTTTTATGTAATCCCTTTTCGGGTCAAAGCAAACTTCATCTAAATTATTAAAATAAACAAGTAATTGTGCTGAGTCCGGCCCATAGAAATACCTTGGAATCCTAGCTACTATGTCACTACCACATACAAAAGATAACTGTGTATTCAAATGAGACAAAGTTGTTTTTTTTGACTTTAAGAAAGTATTAGGTTTCCCAAAAGTAACCAAATGCAAATCATTAAAGTCATTCATACAATGTGCTGAAATCTCAGCCAACGCACCACCCAGAGAATGACCACAAACTATTGTTCTCTTATCTGGGCATAAATACTTTCTAATCTTCTTCCATACAGACTTGTGGGCCATTGCAAAACCACCGTGACACCACCTGCCTTTGTACTTAACAGGAATTGCAGATATATTAAACAGCCAATCATGCGTCTGCTGAGTACCCTTAAAAACTACTATCTGAAAAAACTTATCATCAACCACATAAGCAGTAGTTGAAGTAAGTCTAGACTCTATCTTTATGCCAGAAGTCTCCGTGTAGCACTTTAAAGCATAATTAGCAGCTAAACTTGCTAACTGCTTACTATTCTCCTTTTTCAACACCGCAAGTAATCTCTATTCTGTGAGGCTCTACAGCAATCGCAACAGCCTCACGATTTGCCATACGGGACTCTGTTGGCAAAGCGCAGTATCTATCAACAGTAGTCTTAACCGCTGATACAGAGTTACAAGAGGCCATAAACAACAAGCCAATCGCAAATAGGATTCTCACATTAACCTCCGATATAATTAACAACAAAAGCCGTAATAGCAGCAAAACAAACCCAAAAAATGCGCTCAACAAATGCCTGGCTAATCTTCTCATTTAGCTGTGAAATTTGCTCATCCATGTGTTCAACCTTTTGTTCTATATTTGTTTGACGGTTGAATACAGT